ATAGCCAGCTGCTTGGACAGCAGGGGCCGCCGAGTTCATTTCGTCTAGGAACAGTACAACAATGGGATACTGGCTGGCCAGTTCTTCGTCGGGCAAGTCTACTGGTGGTGCCCAGTCCATTTTGCCCAGTTCTTTGTTAAAAAACGGAATACCACGAATGTCTGTGGGCTCCATCTGTGCCATACGCAAGTCAATCATGTGACCGCCTAGTTCGGCAGTGATACCGGCGATGAGTTCGCTTTTGCCGACTCCGGGTGGGCCCCAAAGAAACACAGGGCGCTTGATGTCAAAGCAATGGCGCACACGACGCCGTGCTTGGTCTAGGGTAACTGTACGATTAGTGCTAACTACTGCAGACATTGTGTTCTCCGTAAAATTTGCTAAGTGTCACTATTATACGGCTCATTTAATGACGTGTCAACTGTAGTGAAAAACCAACATTTTTACACCGACTTGGCTTGTTTTTTCTCAGATTCGGTGTCGTTTTGGTGGCGAAAACCAATGGCGGCCATTACAGCAGCATCTTTGTAGCGTAATGTGTCAACTAGTGCGTTTTCCGCATAAACTTGGTATTCTTGGCCGTGCTTGACAACTACAGCGCCAGTAGCTAGACTGGTAAAAATAATTTCATCGGGTTCATTCATTATGCAACAGCCTTATAAAGTTTTTGTACGTCTACGTCATGCATCAGTGCCCAAGTTTGGTCATTCTCGCCAAATAGGAACAATCGGTAAGTGTCTATGTAGTAGGGTTCAGTCAATGATTGGGAGATAGCTACCGTGACTCGCACTGGCAAAAAACTGAGCTCACGGGTGACTAATGGCACTTCTAGTGCAACCCTAGACGAATATGCTTTAAAAATTTTCAACCCTATTTCACTGAGTCTATAGGGATTCGTTCGCGGTCCTCCCCAACGAGGAAACATCCAAATTTTATTTTCTTCTAGGATAGAAAATTGGTATTTTTCTTGAATCTTTGCCTGAGCTGATTCGTCAAAATACTGCTGTAACAATTTCTGCCGCTCAAGGGCTAGGCCAGACTGTGGTTCCATGATTCAACAATACCACTGTGAATTTGTCAGTTTTGAACTGTGCGTTTAGTTTTTTTGCTAGATTAATCGCATGTCCTTGATTGCTGTGACTGACTTTTTTGTATTTAGGTCCCGGATAATTTACCAGTACATTCATGGTTTTTAAATTAATAGGACGATTGTTGTAAAATACTGCCCAAATGCCATCGGCTTCTAGAACTTGGTCTGATCTATAAGTTGATTTGTCTATTGTTTCTAATAGCACCGTGGGTTTGGGTCGTGACATTGATAAATTAGATTATTGTAACTCTATTTATCTGTAAAACTGCCCCCAATCAGTGCTACTGCGGCAGGAGCAGTTGATTGCTGGGCAAAAGCCACCGCTAGCACCCGTCCAATATCTAATGCTAGGTCTTGTGCTTGGTTAAGCGACAAGATGATTCTAGGGTTATTGTTTTGTTGTGCTACTTGTACAGCATCTAAAAATCGTTGAATGTGTGCCATTGTCATGTTAGATCCACCTTAATGTAAAAATCTCAGCATCCTGTTTACTGTAAAATACAAAGTCCATATAGTATTCGGTAGGATGTGTAGTAAAACGATCTCCGGGAAGGCCAAAAGTTTCTAGCGTCCAAATACACACTTCGTCCCACGGGGCAATAGACCCGTATTGGTCACACCAGGGTATTCTTACTGTATGACTCATCAGCGTCATCTTGAGTTTTAAATGGCCCACGAAATGCATTACGATTCAAATGTATTACTTTAGGACACAGTTCTATTGTCCAAGTACCGTTATAGTTAACAGCATAATACCCAGCAGCATACCAACAGCGGCTACGACGTTGTTGTGTGTACATGGGAATACGTTTGACAATGTTGTATACCGGATTGTACACGTTGCCTACAGTGGGATAGTCACTGACTATAGTGGTTTGTGGGCCAGTTTGATACTTTTCAAATTCAACGTTGAACTGTTTTTTAATTCGATCTGCACTGGGTACAACCTCTTGTTGTCCGGTAGTGAATTTGATTAGATATTGTCGATTTACTGCACTGACACTGCCTACTTTGCGGCCATCCTCAATCAGTAACCAACTTTTGTTTTTAACGATAGGTTTAGCAATTTTTGTAGTCATACTAGGGCCTTTGTAAAAATATCTACATAATATGAGGCTTGCTCTCCAATTTTAACGAGATCGTGTCGTCCACAGAATCTCAAAAACTCAGTGCCAACCATGGGTGATTGACGAGGAACAGCAGCCTTAACTGTTTCATCAATGATTTGCCTTACGTCCGCAGGCTGTGCTGAGAGATCCACTAGTGTTACGTTGCGTTGGTAATCATCTAGTACACGATGTTCAACACCTTCGTGATCTACCCAACGTTGCAATACCAAGTTGTTCCAGTTGTACCCACGACTGTGTCGATCAGCAAATGCTTCTTGTAGTCCTGGTTTGTTTTTAGTACCCCGTGTACGCACCCCTGGGTATGCAGAGAACACATTATCGCTACTGTCGCCTCGCATACACTTTTCAAACAGTGCCCAAGCCGGATCAGGTACTGCCTTAGGTTCATTGGTCTTTTTGTCAATTACCGGGCGACCGCGATCATTAACTACGCCGTTAATAGTAATCAACTCGCGATTAACGCCGTTGTAGATGCTGACATTATAGGCTAATAGCTGATAGTAGTCAGTGTCAGTACTAACAATAACGTGTTGATCCGCAGGATGATTCTGTATCCAACCAGCAATTAGGTCATCAGCTTCGAGCCTAGGATGTTGCAGTACAGTACAATTGGTTTTGTCTCGAATAAATGCTGTTAGCTGATCGTAGTTTTCCCAAAATGCACGATCTTCTTCAGCTTCGCGCACATTTAATGCTGCTCGTGCTTCACTGCGATTACGCTTGTAAGGAGCATAATGGTCCTTGCGCCAGCTACGTCCTTCTAAACAGAACACAGCATGGTCGGCCTGTTGGTCACGCCAAACTTTTTGTACCGATGCTAGCGTAGTATGGATAGCAAAACCTAAACGTTCGCTAATGTCGGCTTGCCGGCTAACAGTGTGTCTAGCACGAAAGTAAGAATTAGCAGTGTCAATAATAATATATTTGGTCATTTTAACTGTACGAGCTACGATCTTTGTCAACTGGGGTGCGTTTAACTAGCGGGGGAATGTTGCCGTATTCTTCCCACGTTTCCATTGCTACATGTCTGCAAATACGTTGAAACCACTGGTCTACCATAGCATCATCTGTATCTCCAGGATAACCATTTTGTTTTAGCCAAGCAACAAATTGTGGATTCCAGTCTAGTTCAAAACTGCCTTGCCCAGGATTGTTGGTGTCTAGATCAAACCGAGTAACATTGACCCACGGCTGATTCTTTTTTGTAGCCAGATCTTTTTCACTGGGCGTTGACCTTTTAAAAAGATTCTTTAGTGAGTCAAACATCACGTACCCCATTGATTCTTAAAAAGCGGCACCTGAAGTCGATCACTGTAGCGCCACCCACGTGCCATTGCCAGTTCAGCTACTCGACGATTGTTTAGTGTATACACGCTTTCAACTCCGCCTACAGGCATTAAGTAAACAGGTCCACCAAAGCCGGCGGCACGATATTCACTAACTGCTTGTTCTGCTTCTTCAGCATCCGCTTCTGTAGCAACAACAAACTTCAAGTAAGTATACCCTAGTTCTTGATATTGTGCAACGATATTAGGGCGGATAGCCGACTTCCACTTTTCGCCACTAACAGACAGCTTGGGGCTGACACTAAATGTTAGCTTGTCATAATCCCTAGCATGCCTAGACCATTCAACAAACAAGTAGTCGTGAAACTCGTTAGTAATCTTTTGTGTGCCATTTGTTTCAAACGTAATCTCTTTCAGTCCCGCCATTGCACCATGTTCTAACAGCTCGGGATAACTGCGTTGCCATCCTAATAAAGGTTCGCCGCCAGTAATGACCAAATGTTCATCACGCCATTCTTTATGCGGCAGCAAGTCGGTAATACCAATAGCCAGTGCATCCGCAGTGTATAGTGGGCTAAGATGCTTGAACTCGGGATAAATTGCGGCATAAGTATCGCAACCAGTAGTGACTAGGGGCAGTTCACCGTAACTATTATAGGGATTAAGTTCATTCAGCCCTAGTATACGAACCACTTCGGGATTCATAGCTTCGTCAGCAGGGATTGTGTCACGATCTCGTCCAAACCCACGGCAACGAAAATTACAGCCAAATGTTCTTAAGAAAACGCTAGGAACCCCCATAAAGCGTCCTTCGCCCTGTATGCTGTAAAACAGCTCACTTACTTTGATTTTGCTCATATATGCCCGACCATTGTTTTAATTTTTGGATCTTGCCATTAAAAGCAGACTGTAGCCCAGCTTCGGTAATAACACCTGTCTGTTCTAGCAGAGCTATCATGGCCAATAAGTCTCCTAGTTCTTCTTCTAAATGTTGTGCGTTGGTTTTAGGTTTGCCGGGTTTGTGGTGGTCCAAGCCAAACCTAAAACACTTGCTGATAGCCTGTGTCACCTCAGCACACTCCTCTTG